GAAATAGAGATAAACCCGGAAGAGTACACGGGCAACACCGTTTGCCCTAAGTGCAGCAGTAACAATTTTAAGGCGGCGAGCCGTAGCGGATGCTTCTTTGAAATGATGCGATTACTTGAAGAAACAGAGAGGGAAAGGGAATATGCCATGCCGGCCGTTATCATTGCGGAGAATGTGCGAGGGTTACGCCCGTATCTTCCGGTGTTACGCCTGGAATATGAACGCCACGGGTACACGGCACATATTGAAATGTTTAATTCCAAATATTGGAACGTGCCACAGAACCGGGACCGTTACGCAGTAGTAGGGACCAGGGATAAAAAGAACCTATCATTTACATTTCCGAAAGAGCAACACGAATTTGTACCGAAGTTATCGGATTACCTGGAAAAAGATGTGCCGGATAAATATTACTTGCCGGACGAAAAGGCACAAACCATTATAGCCCAGGCAATGGAGAAATTAGAAAAAATGGGAAAGTGCCATGCGTGCATTACGCCGGACCGTATCAACAAGCGGCAGAACGGACCGAGGGCAAAGGCAGAGGATGAGCCAATGTTTACACTTACCGCCCAGGATTTACACGGCGTTATCATCCTGGAAGATAAAAAAGAAGAGGAAAGCACGGGGGGGCAGCAGACAACCACAGATAATAAATGTTGCGAACACAAACCCGTCCGGTCATGGGATGAACGGAAGCGTGTACTTTGCCGAGGGATTAGCCCCAACGCTTACAACCAACAAGGGCGAGGGGATAAAAGTAATGACAATAGAGAATGTCCGTTTGAAAACGGAATAATCCAAGCGCAAAAGAACGGATGCGGCACGTTTGTAGCAGTTGCACCAACTCTTCTTTCATCAGACTATAAACAACCGCCGTTAGTGATAGAAAAGCGAAAGGAACAAGACAATGGAAAGAACCAATAACCAGGGTTGCCAAATGGTGGGGATGCTTGACATAAAAGGACAAGACCAATGCCGCCGGGTGTATTCCGTGGACGGAATAGCACCAACCCTTACAACATCCGGGGGGGGCAAAGGGAAGTGAAAATATTTGATACAAAGCGGTTGAGGGTGCGAAAGTTGACCCCTAAAGAATACGGAATTTTACAAGCGTTCCCTATGGACGATTGGAAACAAGTTGTTTCAGATAGCCAGGCATATAAACAATTTGGTAACGCAGTAACTACAACGGTTTTTACTGCAATAGCGGAAGAGATAGCAAAAAGCATTTATGCAGCAGAAGAAAGCGAGGAACAAAACATGGAAGCAGAAAACAAGAATTTTACCGGAATGAATGAACCGGAAGAGAAGCCAACGGCGGAAAACATTTTGGCAGCAGCGGAAGCAGAAGCCAAGGTGGCAGCAGGACGGGAAGAAACAACTAAAACAGCAATTCCGGCAGAGGAAAACATAACACCGAACTCATTAGCCAACGGGATGTTGCAGTTTCTTCTTAATAGCGGAATTGTAGCGAGTGCGTGCGTAACGGATGAAACAGAAAAGATGTTTGCAAAGCACATTAAAGAAGAATTGGACGGAATAACGATTGGGGAAACACCGGAGATATTGAGAGATTGGGAAGCGGCACAAAACGCCGTCAATGATATGCTTTCAAAATATGCACCGGGCGGATATATGGGGAAAATCATTTATCCATTACTTACCCCATTAAAAGAGCGGTTGGAAGCCGGGGAAAGAACACCGGATTTATACAACGCCATTGTAGAAGCCACAAGGTAGGTGCAGCGTATGACATTAGCGGATATTGTGGCCGTTATGTCTGGCCCGGACCGTGTACGGATTACAAAAGGAAGCAATGAACTATTTGCCGGATATTTGGGTAATTTGGTACACATGGCAGAATATGAAGCACTTATGGCGGAAGAGGTCACACGGCTAAAAGAAAAAGTGGACATAACCCATAAAAGATATAAGGAATTGGGACTAATGCAGCCATTACACCCAGAAGAAACACCAAATTACAGTTTTTCAGATTTGCAGTTGACTATATACCGGGAAATCATATTGAAAAGCGAGGAATAACACATGGAAGAAAAAACAATGATGCCTATTAACAATCAGATTGAGCCGGATTTTTTAGAACACATCAAAAGCACCTTTAAGCGGTGGAGAGATTTAAACACCCAGGGCGTGACGATTGGGGCAAGGGAATTAAGTAATTTTGCCTTTACATTAAAAGGTGCATCCATGAATAGCCATTTGGGATTTAAGTATAATTTCAACCCACGGGGAACGGATGCAGACGGAAACCCGGCAATCACATTAAAACTTTATACCAAGCCGGAGCAGATGAACCCGGAAGCAGATAGGCCGGTATACGAATTTGCAGCCCCTTACATGGTTTAAGGGTGCAGCAGTACAGAAAGCGAGGGAACACAACATGATGCAGAAATTAAAAGAAGAAATCACGGCAGCAGCCAACAGAGAACTAAACCGGGCAAATGAGCAATTCCCGTTATTTACCTCAAAACATGAGGGCGTGGCGGTTGCCTATGAGGAATTGGAAGAGAGTAAAGAAGCCCTTGAAGAGTTGGAAACATCCTTTAAGTGCTTATGGGATGATGTGAGAGGGAAAGAAACGCCTTGTTATCTGAAAGAAGAGATAACACCGCTTAAAATCGCAGATTACGCAATTAACCTTGCGTGTGAAGCCGTACAGACGGCCGCCATGCTTATGAAATATGAAATGAGCCTTAACCCGGCAACAGAAAGCGAGGGCGAATAATGGCAATATACGCAATTGATTTTGATAACACATTGGCTATTACCCGTTTCCCGGAAATCATAGCCCCCAACAAAAAAATGGTTGCTTTTGCGAAAACGGTAAAAGCCCAGGGACACCAAATAATATTATGGACAAGCAGAGCCGGGGCAGACTTAGAAAATGCCGTGGAGTGGTGCAGATTGCAAGGACTTGTATTTGATGCCGTGAATGAGCCGTTACCGGAGCAGATAAAGCGGTGGGGCAACGATACAAGAAAAATCTATGCGGATTATTACATAGACGATAAGAATATGACAATAGCCCAGGTGGAAAGCACCATGAACCAAATAAAAGAGATTATGGAAGAAATAGCAGAATGAGAGGTAAAAGGAAATGAGTAAAAAAATCGAGGAAACAATTGTAATCAGAAACGAAAAAATGTCCTATGCGGTTCGCTTATGCTCAAAATTAGAGGGAGAGGGTTCACGGCTTGAAAATAGAAACCCGTATATGGTAGTAGAGGACGGGAAAATAAAGTATTTGGATAGTCTATACGGAAACAAAAGCGAGTTTAACTTTAATGATGAAGTTCATGCAGTTGCAAAAGAAATTTTCATAAGCGGTTTAAGAACGGCTATTAAAGAAGAAATATTGAGATTAAAACAATTAGAACTTGTTTTAAATGAAATGGGCCTTACGGAGTGCATAGGAAACACATTAGAAGAAAGTGCAACATTCTTACAAAGAGTTAAAGGCTTTATAGGACAAAGAGATTAACACAGAAAGCGAGGGAACACAACATGATGCAGACGGCAGCAGTACAGAAGATAAGCGAACAGAATAGCCCATATAAAGCAATGTTGGACCGGGCCTATATGATAGGCTACACGGATGCCATGAACCAGGAGAGAAGTCGCAGAAGAGCCGCCAGGGAACGCCGGGAAAGAAAAAAGTATTTTGCCATGCAGAAGTTAAACGGCGTTGCGTTGCTGATTTTCACGGCCGTAGCAATCA